GTTAGGCCGATAGTGTCCGAGTTAAGTGGTGTGGGAGCCACCACCAAGCAGTTGGCGAAGCCACCCAATATAGCTGTTGTGCTCAGTGAATAACTGGCATACGGCACACTATTGGCAGGATTCCTAAGAATCGGCTTCTTCAAACGAAACTTGATGGTATACCACAGCTCACCCAACATCGTGTTGGTCGCAGTGACACCCCCCGAGGCGATATAAAACTGCCCGAGGTCCCACATACGCAGATCACTGTTGTTTGGGGGAGAGCCAGAGCGCACATATAGGGTGGAGATTGTAGTCTCACCCCTGGCACACTCAATGGCATGAAGAGCTGGTTTGGAAGGTTTGCAAGAGACAGCGAATTCCGTGTTCTCCATTTGCTGTTTCGACTTAAATGGAGAGTCAGTGGAATCGTAGTCAGTGGCCATCGCAATGTACCCCAACGTTGTGCCGGCAGCATAATCAGACGAGTTCGGTAAGTACTCAAACGTCAATCCTTCAATTTCATACTGCTGGTACGTGTCAGAACACAAGCTAGACGGCCATGCGAACGTTGCAGCCATGCCAACGTTGATTGGGAACTGCTGGATTTGGAAAGCACCAGCAGTGCCTGAACTAACGATGTCACAGATGTATCCGCGCATGCAATGCGAGCCATCATTGGAGGTACCAAAAGTGGGTGCTGTGTCAGACATTACCAGTGAGTTACGCTTGATAAAGCCGTTCGACATAGTGTAATCACCAGAGCCGAATAGCCTTCCAAGGTAGTGAGCGTATCCGCCCAGCTTCTCACCGATCATCCGACCGGGTGCACCCCCAGAATGGCCCCCAATGAGCCCACCAATCTCCCTACCAACCCGCCCAACTGGACCTGGATTCGCGTAGGTGTACGCCCCCTTACCCGTCAACTGTGCAATAGCTCTACGCTCAGTCTTCGTTAGGGGGGGATTGCTAGATGTAGGCCTAGCAGCCTGCCCTTTACGGGCCTTATTCTTTCGATTCTTGTTGTTAGCGACTCGAAATCAAGCCGCAGCTGAGTCAAGCTGCGGCACGTTTGTGCCTAAAGGAAAACGGGCGACGTGGATTCGATCCCTCAGCATTGACCACACTGTAAGGCAAGCTCAGTGCGATGCGAGGTCTCATTCCACGTTCCGGAGTGAGCGGTTGAGAACACGCCCACGATGCAGTACCCCGGTTACCAGGTTCAGGTTTTGCTGCAGCTCTTCCATCCGTGTGGTGGATGCGGTGGCCCTATCTACGTCACCGGAAATCGCAC